TTCGAGGCGCACCCCCGGAAAACGACGATGGTTCCCGCACTCTGAAAGAGTGCTCGTGGTCCACCATGACCACCTTGAGTCTGAAAAACAGGCCGATGCCCCTTATCTGAATGGCATTCTGCACACTGCGATGACCATGTGGCACAAACGTGGAGGCCAGGAATACAGACGACACTGGGAAGTTGATTCCCTGGGCGACGGTCGATGTAGAGCACAATACTCGCAACTGATTCTTTTCAGCGAGCCATTCGATCAACGCGCGTGCCTCTTCCGACAATCCTGCGTGATGGACCGCCACTCCGCGACCCAGCATGTCCACCAACTCGAAGTCCGAACTGACCTCCGTTTGGAGAAACCGTTGAACGAGAGACACATCATCGGGCAGGGGACTCAACGGAGGGAGGTCCTCCTTGATCGCACGGGCCATAGCCCAGGTATCGTCAATCGTTCGGCCTACAGCGATGCTGGTGTTGCCTCTCTCGGAAAACACCTTGGCGATCGCAGCCGTCTGCATTGACAAGGAACTGGTTTTCGAGAAGCTGCGCGACAACGGTTGGCCCGAGCCCACGACGTTTGTGCCGCTGACTTGAAGTGTCCGATGGTCGGTGAGCAAAGTTTCAAAGTCGATGTGCCACGCGCTACGCGGCTTGGGCTCGTTCTTGGTGGCCTTAAAAAGGCCGATCATGCGCTCGTTGGGCTGCCAAGCCGATGATGCCAGCGAGATCGCCCGCCCGGAGTTGGCTCCGAGCCAACTGGCTAGTTCGGCAGCGTTCGGAACATTGGGCTTGAGAAGTAGAAAGCTGGTCTTGGAGTAATCACGCTTGACGGTGGCTAGAAGCAGTTCGATCCGAAGGCCGCGTTCTTCGTCTTCAAGGTTGTGGGCCTCATCCATTACCAGCAATGCAAGTGGGCGAGCAACCTTCCGATTGCGAAGAACGAGATCCAGTTTTTCAGGTGTAGCTACTAGCACATGGAACGAGGAGCTGCCATCGCCCTCCGCGAGGAGGGTCTCCTCGAATGCGTCAACCTCGACCGCAGCCGACAGCTGTTCGACGTTTATGCCGAGAGGTTCAAAGTCCTCTCGTAGTCGCCGCGTGATCTGGCTCGTCAGGGCGCGAGTCGGTGCGACATAAGCAATCCAGCCTTTCTCCACGTCGAACTGATTCAGCGCCTGAAGCATCCGGAACTGCGCCAAAGCAGTCTTTCCACCGGAAGTTGGGAGGTCCACAACAACAGCTGCATGGGCAGGATCAAGCAGGCCTTGTTCAAGCAGTGCCGCACGTTGAGGGGGTAGAAGCTCGAACATTGCCCTTGACTTGGTCACTCGCTCAACGAACTTCGTCACCCTTGAGTTCACCCGCTGCGTTACCGACCAAACAGACCCAGCCGCCATCTGTCGAGACGCGACGTGGAGCCACTTCAAGACCACGTCCAGCACCAGATCACCTGAGGCCATCGCAGCGTCGCGGCTCGCCTCGAAGAACTGATCAAGCTGCGTCGCAATGTTCGCGGGCTGACCCTGAAGCATGTAAACCGCGAGTTGTTCGGTGGCCTTGGCCCAGTTGTACAGCGCGATCAAGCGGCACGCCATCGCCTGCTTGGATACCACGTCATTGGACTGGAGCACGCCATCTTCGTACTGGAGTTGATCCTGCCGCAGCAGTGAGACGATTTCGCGGACGCCATCGAGATCATCCCATCGGTTCTTTCGTAGCAACCGAATCCAGCACTCGAACAACCTGTAAGTAACCCGTCTATCCCACGAAACGTTGGCAACAGAGGGTGCTTGGATCAGCGTAGGGTGCTCTCCGATCCATCGGCGAATATCTGCCCACCTATCGCCGCAGTACGCGAGCGCAGCAAGATGCAGGATGTGGAACACTCTCTCGTCATCACCCACTGGCACCGAGACGGCACGGCCAAGCTCGTAGGCCATGTATGCGCCTGCGACAGCTTGATCCCGAAGCGCTTCGCCCTCGGGTTTGTGGGAGGGGTGGAGGAGAGCGTCGAGCCCTTCGACGGCAGCCAGTTCATAGGCGAGAGCGAGACTCTGAACACACTGTTCATCTCGCGCCTGATCGTCAAACGGGACGTTCAGCTGTTGCCCCAGGTGCGCGGCAATGTGGCGGTGCCGGGCAACAGCTTCGGCACGTTGGCGCTGTGGCTTCTTGATCGCGACGACCGCCCAATGTTCAGACAGTCGGTCAATCGCCTGGGTGGTCACAATCATGAGCCACCTCCAGCCTTTAGAGATGCAGCTCGCGTTGCGAGTGTGCTAATGGACGTGGAGGGCAGGTAGATCGCCCGAAGCTCAATCGTCGTTGATGGTGGACGCTTCGTCGCAAGGGCTACGGTCCGTGTGCGAAGGTCATCTTGGTGCGGGGGCGTATCGCGCACCAGGATGCCGAATAGATGCACGTCAGTTGGATCGTTTAGGTATGTCGCCGCAGCCGCTTTGAACCGAGGTTCCCAGGTGGCGCTCGTCGCGCGAAATGCCAAGTAACGGACAAGCCCGTGCTTTACCGGGGGGCTGTCCCGCAGATCTTCAATCTGCTTGCTCAGTCCATGCCGTCCAGTCATCACAGATGGTGGCGACACAGCCTGCTGAGAAGTCTTGACCTCGCCAAATGCGAAGCGGTGACTGTTGCCTGACGGCACAAAGCCGACGAGGTCGGCACCAGCGGGGCTCGCGGTCGGGTTCTTGAGATCACGTCCGGACGGCCAAGGGAACTCGCAGTCTCGATGATCAGACAGGAAGCCTTCGGCTAGAGCCTCGCCGTATCTCCACCCCTCTTGGGTCGGCGGAGACTTCAGAATCTCACGGAGGCGAGCATCGGCGAAGGACGTACTAGAGAGCCCACCCATGAGCTTGCCGAGACTCTCTGTCCCCGCATGATCCTCCAATAGTGGAGGCAAGCGTGTTTTCAGCGCGTGATCCAGCTCTGGGTCGGTGAGCGTGACACCCCGCGCCACCACCCCATCGTGATCGCATTTGTAGGATTCGTTGCCGGACGCGATCTTCATGGTTGGGGCTCTTGCTCTCCATGACGGCAATCCATCCTCTGCTGGCGGGGGCCACACGCCCTCGCTCCGAGCGGAAAGGATGCATGGTAGCGGACCTGTCAGGTGCTTGTGCCGACGATATCTGGATGGGTCGAGCCTGTGAGCCATTTGCAGATCAGATCGAGAACGTCCCCGTCCCGCCGCCGCTCGAACTCGACCCGCTCGCGCTGCCAGATCCGCTGCCGGACGACGAGCCGGAGGTCGAGAACGAAGACGACCCGCTGGACTTGCTGCCCGACGACGACCCGCTGCTCGATGAGCCGCTGGTTGAACCAGATGCCGACCCGCTGCCGGATTCCGAGCCGGAGCCTGAGCCGCTTCCGGAGGCAGAACCGCCGCTTGATCCTGACGAGCCGCTTACGGCCGTCTGGTTCGCGGGCATGTCGTTGTGGACCCAGACCCCCTCGGCCAGGAGCGTGTTCGTGCCCGGGATGTGGATGGCCACGGTGCGGGTGGGAGCATCTACCCGCACCACGGACTCCACGAGTTCATCGTCCATCCGCTCGTCGATAAGGTAGTCGCCGGGCTGCACCAACTCCGCCGACGCGAAGCCCCACTCGTCACCGCGACGGATCATGAACGGGTGCTCGGGGGTCGCCTTGAGGCGGCGGTTGATGACCACAAAGCCGTGGTGCTCACCGAGCCGGACGCTGGCGACGCGGGCCGCGACCGGTGACGCTCCGTGCAGGCCGTGGTGCGAGAGCCAGTTGTACTGGGCGCGGTACGGCACATCGACCTCGAGGCCGGGCACCTGGATGGAGGCCACGCGGTCGCCGGGCTTGAGGTTTTCGATGGGCGTGAGGCAGCCGTCCTCCAGCCGCACAAGCGTGCCGAAGAGGAGGCAGTTGCTGCCCGGCCCGCTCCCTCCCGGACCAGACCCACCGGGACCCGACCCGCCAGGGCCGCTGCCACCAGGACCGCTCCCGCCGGGACCGGACCCACCCGGGCCGCTGGAGCCGCCACCGGACGATCCGCCCCCGCTCGAGCCGCCGGAAGAGGCACCGGAACTCATGCCGCTGCTGGCACCCGAGGACGCGCCGCTCGACATCCCGCTGCTCTGGCCACTGGATGAACCGGAGCCGCTGGAAGAACCAGAGCCGCTACTCGACGAGCCGCTCGAAGATGACCCCGAGGAAGATGAGCCGCTGGACGAGGACGATCCTGACGACGAACTGCCCGACGATGAGGTCGGAGTTTCGCTGCTGGAGGCCGACGAACTGGTCGGCATCGAATCGGAACTGTCACTGCTGGACGGCGTGTGCGTCGTGCCGGAGGTGTTGCTGGTGAAGGCGCCCGTCGTGTACGTCGTCAAAGTCATCGTGCCGCCGGGACCAGTCGTATGGATCACGTCACCGGTCGTGTCATAGCTCGACGGCATGCTGGGCGTGCTGGTCGGGGTTGAATACGAACTGTCGGGCGTGTCCGTGCCCGAAGGGGTCGAGTAGTTGCTCGACCCACCGCCCTGCGGAGCGCGGCCGGTGGCCCAGACAGGGATGTATAAGTAGTAGCGGGTGGGGCCGTCGCTCATTGGGCGGCCTCCTGGGGGGGCTGTTTGGGATTTGGTTCGTACCAGCCCTGCGTGCTCACGGGCTTGCCGCACTCGGCGGACGCGGCGGCCACGGCGTCGGCGAACTCCATCCGGTCAAACGCCGTCAGAGCGCTACCGGGCGAGCAGTTGACCACGCGGAAGCGGTGCTTCTCGAAGTGCGGGCGGAGGGCCTCGAAGCGGCGGGCCAGCGAGTCGTACAGGACGTTGTTGTGCCGGATTGCATTGGCGGCACGGTGCTCCGCGAAGGCGTATCTGCGGTCCTCGGCCATCTTGAAGTCGCAGCCGAGCAGGTACACCGTCGAGAAGCCCAGGTGGTGGAGCAGCCGCAGGGCCACGAGCATCACGCTCCGCTTGCCGGTGATCCCCAGCGAGTCCGCGTGCTTGGCGTCGTTTCCCCACGGCACGGAGTCGCCAGTGAGGAATCGCTCGTGGTCGAAGTGGTCGGCGCGCCGAAAGAACATGACGCCGGGCATCTGCCGCACGCGGAACGCGCTGGCCCGCATGGTGCCGTCTGGGTTCTGGATGCGGAGCCGTTTGTTCCAGCAGCAGGTGGGGACGAACTTCAGGATGCCGGGGTCCTTCCAGCCGGTGTCGATGAAGCGGCCGGGGTCATCCACGCACGTCCAGAGCGTGGGGCGATGCACCGCCCAGGCGTTGTTCACGCCCATCGTCACGATGCCGCGCCGATTCAACTGCGTGAGATCGACCTGCGTGAGCGACGGCCCGGAGAGCATCAGGAAAGCTGAGCGGCCCCGGTAGAAGCCCGCGAGCGACACCGAATCGAAGTCGGCGGTGTAGAGGCGCAGGCCATCCCGCGCGTGCTTTCGCGCCTTCAGCCCCGCTTGCAGCGCCGCGATGTCGGACTGGTTCTCACGCACAGCCGCACCCCCCGGTCACACTGAATCGACCGACGATGTACCTGCCCTCAGCCTTTGGTGCTGTGACCTTGCCGACGCGGCCGATCCGCTCCAACCACCACGCGAGCGGGCGCACGGTCGGGTGTAGCCCCTCGCCCGCCACCGTCGTCCGGCTGGGGCGGGTGCAGATCGAGAACACGAAGTGCCCACGGGGCCGGGCGACCCGTCGCATCTCCGCCAGCACCGCGTCCACGTCCTCGGGGAGCAGGTGCTCCATCGCATCGAAGCTCGTCACCACATCAGCCACGCCGTCGAGCAGGCCCGACTTGTGCATCGCACGCGACACATCCGCTTCGGGGAACGCGAAGTCGATGCCGAGGCCATCGGCCCCGAGCCGGCGCAGCTCGCCGATGAAGTCGTTGCGGCCGCATCCAAAGTCCGCGACGAGGCGGGGCTTGAGTTTCAGCACGAGGGGGATGGCCGCGTGTCCGTGGTTGGTCGCGCCGTAGCCCGTACCGGGCGCGACGGCACGCGACGCCAGCGCGACGTACTTGCTCCGCTCGTGCTCGCGGCGAGCGTCGAGGCTGGTCTTGGCGGGAGGCGCTGCTGTCATGATGCCCCCTCGACGTAGAGGTTGAACTTCCGGTTCTCGTCCGCAGGATCGGCGATCTCGATCAGGCTCATGGCCTCGAAGACCCACACCGGCTTGCCCTTGCTGTCGCGCTCGCAGGTGAGCTGCACGCACACGCCGTCGGGGATGGGCACGAGCTTGGGCTTGAGCGACCGCGCGGGCGGACACTTGGGCAGCACGCCCGGCAACTCGCACACCGGCCCGAGACCCAGCAGGCCGCCGAATCCGGAGCCGGGCTCCGAGTCGTTCATGTGGTGAGCCTCGAAGCGATTGATCGCCATCCGCATCGGGTCTTCGCCGCCGCCTGCCGCCTGCGACGACAGCCCTTCTGGCACGGAGACGTACCGCATGTAGGTGTCGCTGCCGGGATCACCGTCGATCCGGGCCTCCTGCCACGGGTAGCGCCATCGGTTGTGTTCGGTGGGGATGGGCTGTGCGACCCCGAGGATCGCCGTAACGCGGCCGAGCGACGGACGACCCATCTCAATGACCGCCCACTTCTCGCCCGTGCCTTCTTCCTTCCAGAGGATCGGGATGCCGCCCATCGGGGAGCTGGCCAGCACCGTCTCCTCCGACGCCAACTCGCAGGTGGTGTCCAGTTCGTTGCCGACGAGCACGCGCGCGGGCGTGACGCCGGTGAGCACGCAGCGCCCGAGCTTGCCGGGCTTGATCGGCTGGAGGGCGACCACGAACGACAGGGGTGGCGATTCCTCGGTGGCCACTTCGCCCGTGAGCGGCGTGCGGCTGTGGAACGTCCGCTCCTGGTCCTCGCTGTCGGGCTCCACCAGCACGCCCGTGATCGCCAGCGCGTGGTACGGGTCGATGTCCTCGTCCGAATCATTGCGCACCAGCACGATGCCTCGCTGCGCCGCGTCCACCAGTGGACCCGCGAGGTTGTCGCGTTCACGTCTGCGCAGATCGACCGCCGCGTCCACGAACGCGTTGTACGCCGCCGCAGGAATGCGGAGCGACTGGCCGGAGCGGACTTTGCGGAACGCATCACCCATCGATCAAATCCCCAATGCCGTGAAACCGCCGTCGTCGTACACCCGCTCCACATACGCCGCGACCGGACGCTTGACGATCGCGTGCGAGCCCGTGTCCTCCTGGTCCGCGTACCGGACCCAGAGGTATTCCCACCCCTTCTTGCTGATGCCGTTGATCGGGCCGACGCTCAGACCCGTGGCGTTGGGGCTGGCGGCAAACCGGAACGTGATCTCCCAGTCGTCATCCGGGCCGGTGCCGCGCTTGGAGCCGGTCGCGCCCAGGAAGAGCACCTCACCCGCCGCGAAGCCTCGGAAGGCTCCGGTGTTCACCTTCCCTGTGAGGGAGAACAGCGCACCCTTGTACGCCCCGGTGACGGCGCTGTTGGGGAAGTAGTGCGTCTCGGAGAACTGGTAGACCGGAACGGTGATGTCCACGCCCTCGACGCCGTCAGCGGTCACGCCGATCGCGCCCTGGAAGTCGGGCGCGGTTGTGCCGGAGGCGGCGTGGGTGGAGACGGTGTCCTTGCTCTGGGTGATGTGCTGCGTGCCGCCGCCGGTGTCGAACGAGAAGATGCTGTCCCCGGGCTCGGGGAGCGACCCTGCTTGGTTCTTTCCGTAGCGGACTACCGCCTCCCACAGTTCATCGCCGACCGGCTCGACCGACACCGTCTGGCGCGGCATGGCGTCGTAGGTGGCGGGGCTGGTGGTCTCCGCCTGCGCGCGGGCCGCGAGGTCGTCGTTTGTGCCTCGAACCGTGTAGACCAACTCCGCCGAGGGGTTGTCGCCCTTGGTGGACTTGCGGCTCTCGAACTTTTCTGTCACGGTAATCGGCACGCTGCGGGTTCCTTAGGCGAAGGTCAGGCCGCCGCTCTGTGCGGCGTCTGCGAGTCGTTTGGTGTGCTTGGCGGTCTGCTCGGTGGCCTTGGCGGTGCGCTCCGCGATCGCGCCGTCCGATTCGAGTCCTTGGGCCGCGAGGGCATTGAACGTGCCGCGCACGCTGATCCCCTTGCCGATGGCGTCGCCGAGGCCCGAGAGCCGGTCCTCGAACTCGGACATCAGGTCCTGGGGCGATCGTCGCGGACCACGCTCTCCATCCGCCGCCTCGCGCTTCAGGCGGGCCTGCTCGATGGCGTCCGCGAGCTTCTTCTTCGCGGCGTCGAGCGCGGCCTGCGACTCGGCAAGCCCCGCTTCGGTCTTGGTTTTGAGCGCAGCCTGTGCGTCCTCGAAGTCTTGGCCAATGCCCGCAAGCGTGGCCTCGTGCATCGCGGCCGCGTCCTTGCGCTGCGCCTCGCGCTCCTTCTCGCGGGTGGCCACAGTCTGCTGGGCCGCATTCTCCAATTCGACGAGCCGCGAATCCAGTTGCTCGTCCACCGCCTTCTTCGCGGCGTCCACATCCAGCCCGGAGTCGAACAGCCCCTGAATCTCAAGCATCCGCTTGGCGACCCAGGAGGATGCCTCCTCCCAGATCATCTGAAAGCCGGTGGCGAAGTTGGTCCAGGTCTTGGAGAGGAAAGCGACCGTCTCGATCCAGCCGACCTCGAGGGCGTGGAACACAATCTCCGCCGCCGCGAGTGCGCCGTACCACATGGAGTATGCAGTTGAGACGAAGAACTCTTTCGCGCCGAGCCACGCCTTGTTGAGCGCCGCGACACCCTGCTGCCAAATGACCTTGAGCGAGAGCCACAGGATCTCGGCCGCGAGGGCGATGTCTCCGGCCGCGAGGGCGTCCGCGATGCCGCCGACGACCTTGCTGACCCACTCCCGCAGCGCCGTGAACTGCTCCCCAAGCCAAGTGAGGGCCTCGCCGCCGACGCCCGAGGCAACCACGAGCACGCCGCCGAGCGCCACGATCGCCGCGATGACCAGGCCGACGGGCGACAGGATCGCGCCGATGGCGGCTCCGATGAGGCCGAAGACCGACCCGATCCCGCCGATGATCCCGGCCACCAGACCCAGCGCCGCGCCGATCCCCGAGATGATGTACCCCAACCCGATGATGGCGACGCCCGCCACGGCGACCGCCGCCGCGACCTTGAGCGCCCACACAACCAGGTCCTTGTTCTCCTTGATCCAGGCCGTGGCGCTGACGACCACCCGCGTGATCCGCTCGGTCAGTTCCTTGATGGTGGGCGCGAGCGCTCCGCCGATGGTGAACACGCCCTGTTTGAGCACCTTCCAGAGGGTGCCGAGCGCGTCGTTGAGCTCGGCCGCGTCGCGGGCGGTCTCCGTGCTGACCGTGAGCCCGAGCTTGCGGGCCTCCTCCTGCATTGCCTCGATCCCCGCAGCGCCCTCGGACATAAGCGGCAAGAGCTTCGTGCCCGACTTACCGAACAGGTCCAGCGCCAGCGCCGCCCGCAGAGCGGGGTCCTTCACCTGCGATATGCGGTCGGCCAGCAACTTGAACTGCTCATCCGGGGACAGCCCCGCCAAGTTCTGCACGGTCAGGCCGAGCAGCCCCAGTGCCTCGCCCGCGCCATCCGATCCCTTGGCGGCTGCGACCAGGCTCTTCTGCATGTTCCGCAGTCCCGCTTCGAGCGTCTCAAGATCGGTCCCGGAGAGGTCCGCAGCAAACCCGAGCTCCGACAGGGCCTCGACGCTGACGCCGGTGCGCAGGCTCATCTTGTCGAGCACGTCCCCGGTGTCGGAGAAGACCTTCGCCGTGGCGAGCAGCGCCGTGACTGCCGCGACGCCGATGCCCGCCATCTTGGTGCCGATGGACCGCAGCCCCGCGCCGAAGGCTTCGAGCTTCTTCTGGGCCGCCTTGAGTCCAGCGGACAGCTTGTCGCTGACGCCCAGCTCGATGAAGGCACGGCCTGCTCGGATGCCACGGGTGTCGGCCACTACGCAGTCCTCCCGCCGAGGCCAAGATCCTCGTCTTCAATACAATGAGGGCTATGGAAGCTGAGCGTGGTGTTCTGATCAAACGTGGGACAGGCCGAAAGGCCCAGACGCTGACTGTCCGCATCCCGTCCGACGCCGCATTGGTGGCTGCGGCACAGGAGCTCAAGCATCACTCTGGCGGAGTCCGTGGCACGTATGGCTCCTACAGCGTCACGTGCGTGGGCCGATACCTTCCGCCAAGAGAGATGTCGTCGACCGAGGTCAATGCGTTCACTGGCGAGCACGGAGCGACAACCAAGAGCATGCTGGCTGAGGATTGCACTTTCTTTCACTTCGATGGCCAGTTGACCGCAGTGGCTCTCGTGACCCTTGCTGACCCGCCAACGGTTCGCCTGCTGTGCAAGCTTGCCACGGAAGAGCAGTTGGCACTGTTTGCGGCTTCGCCAGCCATTGAGGGATCGCCGAAGATTGTCGAGCAGGCTCGGTTCGAGCGCGACCCCGCTCTTCGCGCGGCCTGCTTGGCGCTTCAAGGAACCACATGTCGTGTGTGCGGCATGTCCTTCGAATTGGTCTATGGGGCAGATGCGGCAGGCTTCATCCATGTCCACCACCTCGAACCGCTTGGTGCGGTGGGTGAAGCCCATGTGGTGGACCCGTCCGTCGACCTCATCCCGGTCTGTCCCAACTGCCACGGCGTGATCCACCTGCGGAATCCTCCCTTCACCCCGGATGAGGTGAAGGCGATGCTGACTGTCGCGAAGTCGAGCTTGTGAGCGCGGCGCGGTCATGAGCCACCTTTGCGAATCGAGTTCCGCCACAACAGCGGCAGCTTGGGCCGCTCCTTCTCGAGCGCCGGGCCCATGTACGGCCGCGGCGCGATCTTGACCTTCTGCGATATGAGCTTGCCCCCGCGTCTGCGAAACACGACGGCTTCGCCGCCATACTCCAACGCACTTGGTGCTTCGCTCTTCTTGAATCCCACCGGCCCGACGACCACCGAGTCGTTGGGCTTGTCGTACCCGAAGAGGATCAGCCGACGCAGGCTGCCCTCGTGCGAATGGGGCGGGGCCCCGGGAGGAGCCGACCCCTTGCGTTTGCGGATGCTCGTCTTCGCCGCCGTGCGGATGAACGCGCCGGCCTTGCTGAGCACCTTCCGCTTGGCGTTCTCGACCGCCGCCATGACGACGTGGCGGTCGAAGAACATGTCCTTGATCCGCATGGTGATCACGCACCGCTCCCTGCCGGACCGCCATTCCCGCCGCCGGTGCTGGCGAGACCGCTGCCCTTCTCCAGGCCCTTGTTGAACGACGCTTCCTTCTCCTTGCGGAGTCGGCCCGACCCGATGAACAGGCCGACGATGCCGGTGATCGCCGGAAGCGCCGGCCCGAGCACGGGTAGGCCCGCGACGGTGGGGCCAATGGTGTCGAGGGCCGAGAGCGTGAGTTGGCCGAGCAGCCCGCGAATCTCGCCGGCTTTCTCGATGTTGCCCTTCCACTGCGCGCCAGTCGTCTGCGTGAGGTTGAACCAGTTCTGGTACTCAACCTCGGCCTCGTTGAGGCTCAGCGTCGACGGCAGGCCAGTGGTCTGCTGGATCGTGTTGGGCGTCTTGACCTTGACGATGTCGCCAAGGTCGAGGCCGGCGCACGACGCGAGCACGAGCGCCAGCAGGATCAGGGCACCGAGATAGACGTAATGGCGGGTGGTCAGGCTCTTCATACGCGGGGCTCCTTGGCGACCTCCGGCATGCGGCGGTCGATGAACACGTCTTTGAGGACCGACACGTCAACCTTGACGGGTCGCTGGGGCTTGTGGAATGGGTCGAAGTCGGCGGGCTTTAGCAGGCGGGATCGCTTGGGATCGCGGGCGGTGTTGGCCACCACGGACATGACGGCGGCAGCGATTGACCAGTCGTGGCGCTGGCGGCCGTCGAGCATGGCGACCAGCTCCCGCAGCGTCAGGGGCCCGGGGTCGAGGCCGAGGGCTCCGGCGCACTGGTAGATGAACTTCCAGACGTCAGCGGCTCGGGGACCATCCGGTTCACGAGCTTGTCCAGCTCGCTCTCGCTGGTCAGCGTCTCGATCCGCTTCTCCGTCAGGTCGCGAGCCTTCTCCATCACGCGGTTGGTGGCCTGGAGCACCCGCCCGAGGTTGGCCCGGTCCCTCGGGCTCGGGCAGAAACTGATGAGTTCATCCAGCACCGCGCCCGTCGCGGCCTCGATCGCGTCGCCCGCCATTGCCTTACCGAACTCCTCGTCCGAGACCTTGGCGGCGTCCGCCTCGGGTTTGCACACGGCGTACACCACGTCGCACAGGAGCACGGGATCGCGGATAAACTTCTCGATGAGCGTCCCCTCGATGACCTGCATGAGGTCGACGCCCGTGAGCCCGCGCACGCGTTTGAGTGTGGCGACGTTGATGTCCACCGTCCAGATCCGACCCGCGTTGTCCTTGAACTGCCGCATCCGTGCCTCCATTGAGACGCTGTGCCGGTTGCACAGCGGTTGAACAGCCGTTGAACACCTGTGGCACCGACTCCACCGCCGGGTTTATGAACCGATCCATGAAGGCGCCGTCGCCGAGTACGTGACCTTGGCGGTCACCGAAACCGTGATGGCCTCTTCGAGGGCTTCGCTGCGGCTGAAGTTGGTGATCGAGAAGTCCGCCTGCAGGCCCTGGCCCGCGGCCGCGTCGAGGATCTGGAGGCCGATGGGGTCGTTGTTGAAGAAGGCGTTCTTGATCGCGGTGAACCCGGCATCGCCGGTGTCCCAGACCATCTCGAACTCCACGCTCGCTTCCTTGAGCGTGGCGACCGTTGCCCGCCAGCCGCTGTTGGCTCGTGTGGTCACATCCGCCTCGCCCGCTTCGAGGTTCAGCGTCACGTCTCGTGTGTTGCCGAGTGCCGTCCA